TGCTCGTATGGAGAACAAACTAAAAGCAATTGATCCAGCAGCGGCTAAAGAGATTGACATGTTGTATGGAAAGAGTTCTATTGAAGGACCGTTCTCTTTGTTATGGGATGGTGTTAAGAAGTTAGATAGAAACTTGAAAGCCATTATGACTTCTCAGCTTTCTACTACTATTGCCAACGCTTTCTCTACAGCTAATGTATACACATTTAAAGCTGCATCAGAGCTAATTGAATCAGCGTTGTATAGAACAGGCCAAACACTGGAAGAAGTTGTTACTGGAAAGCCAGTGACAGGCACATTCAAGAGTGGGCTAGAGGGTGTTTGGAAAGACGCAACTAGAGGTATTTTCTATCTAAAGAATGCTGGCCTTTCTGCTGAAGTTACGGATGAGTTGTTAAAGAATAGCAAAAGCCTTAAAAGCCTAATTACTCGATCTGTTGGTGAGAATGCTCCAGATGAAATTATAAAACCAATTAGATTGTTGAATACATTGAACACAGCACAGGATGCTTTCTTTAGGAAAGCTATGTTTGCTGCCACTGTAGATAAACAACTTAGTAGAGTTGGGCTGGACATGTACCAGCTTATTGCTGACAACAAAACCATCCCCACTTCTGTTCTTAAGAATGCTACCAATGAATCATTGAAAGCAACAATGAGCGGTATGCCAGACAATACTCTTTTGAAAGGTGCTGTAAGAGCTATTGAAATGGCTGGCCCAATTGGTTCTGTCTTTGCTCCCTTCCCTAAGTTTATGGCTAATGCTCTTGAATGGCAAATGAAATATATGCCAACAAGTCTAGGCACTGGTGCAGTAGATATTACTAGAGGTATTAATCTTCTTAAGAGCAATGAAGCAGAGGGTAGAAAACTGCTTATGTCAGGCTATGACAAAGTTGCTAGTGGTGTTGTTGGCACTGCTGCTCTCTACACTGCTATTAAAATTAGAGAAGAAAATCAAGATAAAAAATTCTATGAACTTGGTGGTGATAACGGAACCACTATTGATTCAAGGGTGTTGTTCCCGTGGGCTGGCTATCTTGGAATAGCTGACTTGTATGTCAAAGCAAAAGAACAGAAACTAGATCAGTTTGATTGGAAAGGATTTAAAGACACTGTATTGGGATTTAAAATTCCACAAGGCGCTACAGCTTTTGGTATGGATAAACTTGTTGAGTATTTCACTGATGCTGGAACAGCAAGGGGAGATGCCAATGCAGAAGAAAGAACAACTGCCGCTATTGGTCAATTTATTGGTGAATATTTAGGCAGGGGTTTGGTTCCTCTGCAACAATTTAGTACACTGGTTGGTGCTTTTGATAGAGGTGAAAACCTACCAAGAGATTTCAAACAAGTACCAGCAGGAGATGAAGGGTTCTGGACTTCAATGGGAAAAACTCTACAAAGCAAAACCCCAATATTGAAGCAAAATCTTCCAGAAAAGTCCGAAGCCACTAAGAAAGAATCTGAATATGATGACAGTGGTTTGTTGAAAATGTTCACTGCTATTCGCGTTCAGAAAACTCCTAATGAATTGGAAAGAGAACTTAATAGACTCAATATACCAAGTAATAAAGTGTTCTCATCCACTGGCGATCCTGTCATTGATTCTCAAGCTAAAAAGATATTGGCTCCTCAGTTGTTGGACAACATGTATCCAGCATTGAAAAACGACAGGCTATTCCAGCAAGGTGATGATGACGTTAAGCGCAGCATGATGGAAGACTATCTATCAAGAGAACAAGCAGCCGCTAAGAAAGCTGCCATTGCCTTTGATATTGATAAACAAAAAGAAGCCGGTAAGCAATCAAGAATTTTTGCTGTACAATATGGTAAACTGTCTGCTCCTGATCAAAGAAGAACAGCGCGTATGTATAAAAATGAAACAGGAAAAGATTTGGCAGAAACAGAAGACTATCAAGGGGCTATGTCTTTGTATAAAGACATTGATAAAATGACTAAACCTTCTTCTCCTAAAAAGTTTAATAAGGGTGGTTTAGCTTCTAGAGAAATGCCAAAAGATGAAGCGGAGTTTCAGAAGTGGATTAGAAATACAAGTTGGTTTAAAGAGTTTAAGGCTCAGCACAAGGAAGAGCCTGACTTAAACACTAAAGACTATGACTATAGGGCTGCGTGGAAAGCTGGCTTAGAACCTGAACGCGACCCGTATGACAACAATCGTTTTCATTGGCCCTCGTCGCTTCCAAGTGGTAAAATGCTTAAATCGGAAGACCATCCTACGGCGTGGAAAGAATACTTTATGCGGGACACGGGTGTAAACCCTGATTCTTTAGGCTTAAAAACAAAAGAAGACGCAAACAGTTATTTAAAAAATAAAGGACTAGGAGCAAGACGGTAATGGCTAAATCAACACCAAGAAAGCTGGAATACCAAAAAGCTTATAACGCCAAACCATCGGAAGTAGACAAGCGTGTTAAGAACAATGCTGCTAGAAGAGACGCTATTAAAGCAGGGAAGGTTTCTGTTGGTGATGGCAAAGATGTTGCACATAAAAAGTCTTTAAACAATGGTGGTGGCAATCACGCATCCAATCTAAAAGTGGAACCAAAGAAAACTAATAGAGGTTGGAGAAAGGGATCTGCCAGCTACAATCCAGATAAATAATGGCCCACCCGATAGGAATCGAACCTATGACCCACAGCTTAGAAGGCTGTTGCTCTATCCACTGAGCTACGGGCAGAAAAAATACCGATCGGGAATTACTAACCATCCCCTTCAATCCATTGCCTAACATAGAAGTGTTCCCCAAATTCTTTAATTAGACTTTCGGGGTATCCATTCTTAATAAGCCATTCATGGAAGTTAAAACCTTCCTTGTCTAGCTCTTCTTTTTCAATAAGTTTAGGAAACCCATAGTTCCACCCAGATGGTGGATCAACCCACATTTTGCTCATGATTTGCCTTTTTCTGTTTAAGCTGGTACAAGTTGACATAGTAGCCCCTGTCGTATCCACGTTGCCATTCCTTTCCTTGAATTGTTTCAGGGTCATAATTGTTCACCATCCAATTGTTAAAGAATGCTCGATAGCCTTGATCAAACTGAATACTCAATGGAGGCAAGCGTTCTGCTTTCATATCGTTTCCTTTAGTTGAAAAATTTTAAGGTTGTAACAACTAGATTTTACAACATACCCATTAGAGGGGTCAATAGTTCCCTTCTGCATAAAGACAGCATCTTCAAAATATTGTTGCTTGTTGTATACACCTAAGTACCAACCAACAGACAAGTCTTTCTTAACGCGAACAAATGCATAGTAGTGGCATTTTTGATTTGGGTTAAAAGCAGCAATGGAGCAATCGTATGTAGGCAACGGAGCTACGCTAGTAGACTTTGTTTTTACATCGACCAAAATACCGTTAGGTAATACCAAGTCATAGTCATAGGTGTTTTCTAATACACCACCTAACACTTCATTGGCAATGGCTTCTCCAATAAAGCCTACAATGTTTCCTCCTCCACCAGTAATTGAGTTGTGCAGCTTACCCATTGCTACACTCTTTTCCCGTGCTTCCAAGAGCATACTATCGCTGATAATATGCTCTATCATGCTTGCCCCCATACATCATCCCAACTACCTGTTACAGCCCCTTTAGCGTAGTCTGTAACACGTTGTTCAAAGAAGTTTGTATGGGAAGTTCCTAACATACCATCAACCCACGGCAAAGGATTCTTCTTAATCTTGAAGATTCCTCTCATACCCATAGCAATTAGTCGCCTGTCTGCAATATATCTAATATATGATTTAACTTCTTCCTTGCTGAGTCCCTCGATATCTCCGCTGATACCAAAAGCCAAATCAACAAAGCCATCTTCAAGCGTAACCATTTCAGTTGCAATCTTTTTGATATCTTCTGGTGTTGTCTCATGCATATTCTCCTTAACGTATTCACGATAAAGCTTAATCATGCCTTCAGCATGTTGAGTCTCATCGACAATAGACCAAGAAATAATCTGCCCCAGTCCCTTAAGCTTTCCCTGTCTGGCAAAGTTTAAGAGCATAACAAAGCTGGAAAACAATTGCATACCTTCTCCGAATGCGGAGATGATGGCAATCTTTTCAGCCATTGGTGAACAAGAAAGCCTTTCAAAGTAGTCATGCTTATCCACCATTTCTTTGTATTCAAGAAACTCATTGTATGTAGATTCTGGTAGTCCCAATGTCTCAATGAGATGGGCATAAGCTGCTACATGTAACGCTTCTCTAGCGGCAAAGCCACTAAGCATCATCTTGATTTCTGGATGGTTGAACATTGGGATGTAATGCTCATGATAGCCAGAGCCAATGTCAATGTCTCCTTGAACAAAGAAGCGCAAAATCTTTGTGAGAAGTTGCTTTTCTTTTTCTGTTAGCTTTTCTTTGTAGTCTTTAACATCCTCAGACATAGGCACTTCCGTATGGAGCCAATGACTTTGTTCATGTTGAAGCCAAGCGTCATACGCCCACGGATATGAGAAAGGTTTGAATGTGAGTCTATCGTCAGTAAGCATTACCAATGCCTCCATGTGTTTGCAATTATGTGAATACAAGTAATCATTTCAATTACCCGCATAATAATCTGAGCTTTTATAACCAACTCCCTTCCAATACATATTTTTTATTACCTTTTTCCCATACATCAATCTGCCGTTCCTTAAGTTTTAAACGCTTGGCGTAATACCGCGCACGGCCCAATGATGGGGTACGGATAAAGTTTCTGCCGCCGCCTTTGGGGTAATCAATCCACCGGCAACATACATAATATAACTTCTTGGGCCAGCAGTGTTTCATCTTTATCCTTCACAAGCCAAACATGTTTCCCCATCAACAATAGCCTTCAATGATACATCATCCTCAAGCTTTTGCCGTTTGATTTGCGCCCCTACTTTGTCTGCTTTACGCACCTTCTCACTCCGTAGGTAATATAAACTCTTCAAGCCCCCCTTCCATGCCATGAAGTGGACAGCATGTAGATACTTTGTAGATACATTAGCAGGGAAAAACAAGTTAATGCTTTGTCCTTGATCAATATAGAACTGACGATCACAAGCAAGCTCAACAATCCAGCGTTGATCAATTTCCATAGCGGTCTTAAAAACTTCTTTAATACGCTCTGGCACTCCCAAATGCTGAACTGATCCATCATTAGCGGCAATGGACGCCCATGTCTCATCATCATTCATACCAATCTTTTCTAGCGCAGCTTCAAGAAACTTATTCTTAGTTACAAAAGATCCACTAAGCGTGTCTTGCTTGTACATGTTAGCGCGATAGGGTTCTACAGATGGGCTTGTATTGCCCATGATAAGGCTGCTAGAAGCGTTTGGAGCAATAGCCATATGATGACTAAAGCGACGGGTTATGTCATGGTATTTAGCGTCTGGACAGCTTCCTCTAGACCATGCCAACACCCTGTCCCCTTTAAGACATTTCTCTTGAATGTGCTTAAAGATTTCTTTGTTTATAATCTTAGCCAACACACTGTCAAATGAAAGCCCTTTCTTTTGTAGGTAAGCATGAAAACCTAAAGCACCAATGCCAATGTCTCGCTCACGCATTGCCGAATACCTAGCCCTACTAATAGTGTCAGGTGCGTTGTCAATAAAATATTGCAACACATTGTCCAGCATTTCCATTACATCTAAGATGAACAGATCATTGTCTTTCCAATCTTCGTAGTATTCCAGATTGAGCGAAGAAAGGCAGCACACTGCTGTACGCTCTTCATTTGTGGGTAAAAAGATTTCAGTGCAGAGATTGCTACCATTGATGGCAAGGCTTTCCATTTGCAACCAATAGGGCAGCTTTTCGTTTGCCGTATCAATAAAGATGAGATAGGGTTCCCCGGTTTGCATGCGGAGTTCAAGGATTTTTTGCCACAAATATTTAGCAGAAATCGTTTCTACCACCTTTCCGGTTGCAGGGTTCCTTAGTTCCCAATCATCATTAGTGTTTTTATCTTTCATGCATATTTCAATAAGCCTCATGAAATCATCAGAGATGTTGATGCCATGATGAAGATTTGGTGTACGAATGTTTTGATCACCAGTGGGCTTTCTCATTTCCAAAAAAGAAATGATGTCAGGGTGACTGATATCCAGATAAGCGGCATAAGATCCGCGACGGGTTCTTCCTTGACGATATGCCAATGAAGAAGCGTCATAGATTTTTAAATGCGGCATCACTCCAGTGGATTTATCGTCACTATTACGAATACCAACATGGACACCAACGCCGCCGCCAAACATACTAAGCCAATTGGTTTCAGATAGGTTGTCCACCAATCCTTCGGCACTATCGTCGATATAATTGAGAAAACATGAAATGGGAAGACCGCGCCTAGACCTACCAAAACTAAGGATAGGAGTAGAATAAGAGAGCCAGTGTTTGCTGCTATAGTCATAAAGCCTCTGTGCATGTTCGTCTGAAGAAGAAAACATTTTAGAAACAAACGCAAACCTTTCTTGGGGACTTGTCTCGTCATCTCGCATGTAGCTTTCTTTAAGCCTCTGCATACCCAACTTATCAAACAAAGCATCGCGTGTGTAATCAATATTCATGTATTCTCCAGAGATAAAAAAAGAGGAAAGAAAAGTCTTTCCCCTTTGAGGTTGGTTGGTATATGCGTTTATTATTTTTGTGTAAAGGGAGTGATCGGTTCCTGTTGCATCTTTCCAGAAATATCGTAGCCATAAACTGTTGACAAAAACAAAACAAATCGTTCAAGAACATCAGACCATCCAGCATCAAATGGTAAATGAAGAGATGCTGAACAATGGTTGCCTTCACTATCTTCAAAGAAAAACTTCCAATGAGTAGTGTCTACAGATTCTTTATCAAACATTTTTATTCCTTAAACAACGAAGGGAAAAGACTCTCAATAACAACTTTACACTTGTCAGCTACATCCCTATGTTCTTTCTGCGTTGCTTTGTCGCATCTAACATCGAGGTAATGAAGCCAACTACGAAGTGTACCATTCATGTAAAGCCTAGACAACATTATACCCTCTGGCAACACTTTCCTAGCAACTTCTTTTGCAATGCCACTATCTAGTGCCTGATGATAGGCGTCCAAACTAGTGGACAACACTACTTGTTGTAGGCTCCACCAATAACGATAAAGCTCCCTGTCTTCCACTTCAATAGAGTTTTGTCTATTCTTCCAATCTTGCAAGCGAGGTTGAGAAAACTCTGACTCACTTGCAATTGCATAGCGTTGACTAAACTCTTGGAAACTAAAACTCCTATGCCGCAACATTTGTCTAGCAATGTCGCGGGTAGTCTCAATCTCCATACAAACATTGACCATCTCGAAAGGTGACCAATGTTTGTTGTCAATCAAATACTTTAGGAGTTTAGGAGCAGTGTCTTTATTGTCTTGGTTTCCCGGATTAGAAACCCTTGCCATATAAGCAATAAGATTTTCAGCATCCGGGGTTGCCCAAATCAATTTAACTTTAGACATTGTTTTCCTGTAGTTGATTCTCTTCTGGAAGCTCTTCTTCATCTTCTGCAAACAACTGAGTAAAGTATTGGTCAGCTTCTGCATGAGGCATGAAGTAGTAAAGCAAAGTGTAGCATGCTGTTGCTACTGCGTCATCAATTTCTACATCTTCTGGATGTTTATAACCATCTACAACAGGAAGTTCAATACAACGCTCATACGTCTGCTGAAGAACATTGACAACAATTTCATCAATTTCTTCGTCAGTTAGTCCTTTGTTAGGGCAAGCACTTTTAAGTAAAGAAATAAGACCAACTTTGGTAAGGCCAGCGCGAGCTTCATCATTACAGGTGAATGAACAAGTGGCGCCACCATCAGCGTGTTCAATCAAGGTTACAAGTTCAATTTTTCCATCAACCATTTTTCTTTCTCCTAAGTTTTTCCGTATCAGTTTTTAATTTATGACACGGCTTACATAAAATCTGGAAGTTATTAGCTTCACAGAACATACGCTCTACATACTCGTCCCAACTAACGAATCCCTCTTTACCTACAACAGGAATGATATGGTCTACTTGTACATCCAACCCAACAAATGTTTTGGTACATTTAGCGCATTGATAATGTAGTGCAAGCTTTCCTGTTTTTGGATTAACTTTCCTTCCAACACTAGCCTTCTTCAATACATCAAACTTTACAGGCCAGCGTCTTGATGCCATTCGCAAGGCAGAGACAATAAAGCTTCTCCACCTTGCTTCAGTCCATTGGCCGCTATTTCTAGTCTTCTTCGTCATGCATTCCTTCGATGTCAACATATGCAATTGTTACATCATCTTCAGTTGCGCCAATACCAGCAAAGGCTTGTGACAAAGCTTCTACAAATGCTTCATACAACACTTCTTCATCTGCAAGCAAGCCAGCAGGAATTTCAGACTTAGGAATATTAATTTCCAATTCAGTAGTAATAGTAATCATTTAGTTCCCTTTAATAAAGAATATCTTCAACAAGCTTCGCATAACCAGCTATGTCATGCCAATGATCAATCTCTTGCGGCTGGCCTCCATTAACAATGCGAGCAATCTTGTGACAGATCATATCAACACTTTCTTTCATTGGCATAGACAACCTATCATAATTCGCACCCATTCGCACAACGTCTTTTAATTGTTGTGCTGTAGTAGCAAGGGTTTCGTAATCACCATAAAGAGAACCCCTATCTTTTAGTGTCTCGTCAATATTCAATGTTTACTCCCAACAGTTTTAGTACGCGGAGTTAAAACATTCTTATCATCCTCCCTAAACTCTACGTTTTCGCTTTCATTATAAAACTTATTAGAGAAGCGTTCAATAATCTTGGCGGCTCGCTCATCTGAGTCCATTAAAGGAATAACAGATGCCATAAGCATAGCTGTATTGAGAAGACTATCCGCGTCTTCCTCAGACATTTTATTTTCTACTGTTCCAATGATCACCTCAAATTCCCCATCCCAATTATCACTATAATTAGTAGGACGTAACACAATACATACGTCATTGGGTTCTGTCTTCAAAGGGGTTTGGTCCACGATTCATTCTCCTTGCGTCTTAAATAAAGAAGGTTGGCATTCTCATGCACTCTATCTACATTACCATCGTATGCATTAATACAAGCATCATACATTTCTTTCTCATTAGTACAATCTGCTAATATCTTTGCGGCTTTAGCAGGACCAATACCTTTAAGACCAACTATATTATCTGCTACATCTCCAGATAATATCTGTTTATAAAGATTTAAAACAGCAGTTGGTTTATCTATATAATATTTAGTCTTCTTTACAAAGTTGTAATGATGTCCAGATATTTGATTTAAATCTTTATCTAAAGAAACAATGACACAACCTTCTTCACCAATAGTGGTAGCAGCTATAGCTATGTCATCATCTGCTTCTTGTCCAATAGAAACTATTGCTCCCCAATGTTCAATTAAGAAAGATCTAATTGCTTCAAGATGATGGGGCTTTTCAATATCTTTTCTATTGCCTTTGTATTCAGCGGTAACGGCAATCTCTTTTCGGAAATTGCCTTTACCTGTTAAGAACAACTTAAAATCTGTTACTTCTGGAACTCCTAATAAAAGAATATCTGCAATGTATACATCCAAAGTTGAAAGGGCTGTTACCAAATCATCATCTTTGCATGCAAAGGAAATTCGATATGCAATTATATCGGAGTCCAGAAGAGCGATCATTATTCAGTCATTCCTATTTTAGATTCCTCTTCAGTAAACAAGTCACCCATTGGTTTGGGTGCGTTTTTACTTTGTTGCTTTTGAATTGCTGCACCGCGAATAGCGGCAAACAAATCAAAGGATTGCTCAAGAGGAAGTTTAGACAGGCCAGCCAAGATCAATACAACTTGGGCTTCTGTCAATTCAAACTTAAACAATTCATCATTCATAGGACCACCTCTTCATCTTCAACGGCTTCAATACCGTACTCAATCAATTCAGTTACGACAAGCTTAACAAGAGAGGGACTAACTCCTTTCTTGTTTTTATACTTCCATTCGTAACTAGAAACAACTGCCCTGCCTTTGCTATTGTTTCCAATGTTGCCCGTGATTTCAATACCATCAGCATCATAAGCGCGAATGGGATTGGCAGACTTACAAGTGATGTAGCTACCCATCTCTGGCTTGTCTTCGCGATTAGAAACACTAACCCCCATTCCTTCCAACGCGGCAATAGCGGCATCAGAAAGGTTGCAAAGGTTAACCTGATACTTACCTGACATTTCGTTAGGCTTGCTCAATTGTGCCCAAAAAATATCACAAGCAATCTTCACACGCTGTTTGTCGTTAGACATAATAAACTCCAAAAGTTTTTAAAAGAAAATTCACTAGTTACGTCAGTGACATTCACGCCAGTTGTTACCAATCTTCCCTTCCGCTGCAACTGGACAACGAAATTGTAAAGCATTCCCAGCTAGACTTGCCGCATGGATGATTGTTTGCATAGCCTCGTCAGCATCAGCTTCAGCAACTTCCCATTGCGTTTCATCATGTACGAAAGCCACAAGTTTAGCATCAATACCTTTAACCTTCAACAACAGTGTTGCTTTTATGAGCCACTGCTTGGCAATAATAGCCCCTGCTGATTGAAGCAAAGTATTCAACGCCGCATGCTGGCTTCTTATCCACAATTGCCTACCGTCAAGCCCCGGCAATGTACCGTTCCTTTCTATAGTGGAGGCAATCTTAGACTTAAGCTTGACCAATGCTGGTGTATTGGTAAGGAAGTTGTCGATTAATGTCTTAGCCTTACCAGTGGTTACACCAATGGTGGAGGCAATCTTTGCAGGACCAGCACCATATAGCATGGCATATGTCAAAGTCTTAGTGGTGTTCCTAGCTTTCTTATGCTCGCTGTTATGCTCATCCTTGACAGTGCCTTTAGGGATAAGACCAAAGCTTTGAGCATTACGCCAGTGAATGTCACCAGTTAAAAGCTCTAACTGCCAATCACTATCCTGCATATAATGAGAAAGACATCGAAGCTCAATACCAGACAAGTCAACACCAACAAGACTTTTTCTTTTGGGGACAATAAACATTTCACGACATTCTGCTCCATACGGATTACCAACAGCAGGTACTTGAGCTAGATTGGGGCTATGGTGACTACAGCGTCCTGTCACAGCACCATTAGTAATGATGCGCCCATGAATGCGACCGTCATTGCCTACTAGTTCAAGCCAGCTATTGATTTGAGCAACACGTTTCTGAAGCATTAGATATTCAGACACTAGCTTTGCTTCTGATAAATCAATTGTCTCCAGCACTGCTTCATCGACAATGATGGAACCCTTCTCAGTATGCTTTGAAAACACTACTCCCAGCCCCTGTAAGCGATCAGCAATCTGCTGGCGACTACCGGGATTGAAGACAGTGGTTTTGTCCTTCAGAGGCTTGCCAGTCTTCTCTGAAACACGTTGCTCAACAATGGGGGGAAACACCTCTTGCATTTTGTTTTCAATGTCAGCCATGCGTCCAGACAATTGTGCTTGCAATGTCATGGCTTTCTGCTCATCAAAAGCAAACCCATTGTTCTGCATCCTATTGCAGATTACGGCAACGTCATGTTCCCAATTAATACTTTGTTGGGAAAACTTCTTCATCTCAACTTGGAGATGATTGAATAGTTCGTAAGTGACGTTTACGTCTTGTACACAATAAGTGTACATCTCTTCGCTAAAGCCGCTATCGAAATCAGTGAAGTTTCCTTTAGCATGCCCAAGTCTAGCACCCCATCCTGCTAACGAATGTTTTTCTTGTTTACCATCCACCATGATGGGATCAATATCAGGCTTATAAAGCCTAGCCATGACAAGAGTGTCAACCAAAAGCTCATCTGGAATGGTGACATTCCACACACGATCAAGAACAGGAGCATCAAACCCAATAATGTTATGACCGCACACTGATACATCATTTAGGTATTCCTGTAATCCAGTAGGAGAAAGCCAACGCATAGTCTTGTCTTTGCGGGAGTCATAAGTAACGCAAAGCCAAATCTTGTCATGGGCGAGGTTTGTTTCAATATCTAAGAATATCATCTACTGATCTCTATAGAAAAGTTTAAAGGCAAATCAAAGAGCGGGTTCTTCCTCAATATATTCCAGCATTCTCCCTGTATGTTTATTGTAAAGCAATTGGCATGCGGGTCCAGTGGTTCCGCTATATCTATTCTTCAATACTCTGACATGCGTGAGATTTCGTGTTTGTTCATCAGGTGCTTGACCATTCCGTTCCAAACCAATAACCATATCAGATAGCTGAGCAATGGAACCACTACCACGCAATTGAGCCAATGACGTAACTGCACCTTCTTCATGCCCCTTGTCTGCTGGACGCTTTAAATGGGAAACAATAATGAGAGCAATGTTAGTTTCCTGCACCAACATGCGAAGCTTTGTCATTATTTCATCAATTGCTTTACGCTCATCTCCATTCTCTTGAGCAGAGATGATGATTGAAATATGATCGACAAATACATATTTACAATCAAGAGCTTTTGCCATGTAACGAACACGACTAATGATGTTATCAATTGATGTACTTCCAAAGTGGTCAAACAAATAAATCCTATCCGTTCCTAATGTAACATCAAAAGCATTACGCTTTTCTTCATCATTGACAACAACATCAGGTAAATGTAATGGCTTGTTAGCCGCCAGTGACATTAAAGACAAAGATGTTTTCTTTACGCTCTCTTCAAGAAACATCAAGCCAATCTTATCTTCTGTATGCTGAAGCAAATGCCAAACAATTTCTTTCAATGTTTGACTCTTACCCAATCCAGAACCAGCAGTAACACAAACCAATTCACCTTTGCGAATACCATATGTCAATGCATTTAAACCAGTCCAAGGATATAGGCAATCTGCTGGAGCCACCGGCTTAGCAATAGCATCCCATAAGCTACTGCCACACACGATACCATCAGGAACATATTGCTCACTACTCCACCAACGCTGCACGAACGAAGCTTCTTTGCTATCCTTGAGCCAATCGCATGCATCTTTGTACTCCGGTAAATGTTTAAATACTTTTGCTTTGCTCCCAAATAATTCAGCAATTTCTCTTGACGCTTTAACGCCAACATCATCACCATCAAAACAAACAACAATGGTTTCAAAGCTGTTGAGATATTCGTATTGTTTCTTACAGTCTTTAAGTGCTGATGCCGCACCATTGCGAATGGAAACACAAGGATATTTGCTTCCTGTCATTTGAAAGCATGCCAATGCATCCATCTCACCTTCAACAATGGTGATGTATTTTCCACCAGCGGGAAATAATTGTTGACCAAACAACAAACCATCTGCCCATTCACCATCAATAGTGAATTTCTTTTCTGCAATGTCTCTGTATTTAACAGCGACAATGGCATTGCTGTTGTTGTAATAAGGGAAGATATAGCTATTGTTTTCCCTAACAACACCATACCTTTCTGCTGATGCTTTTGTTATTCTGCGATCAGCAATTGAAACTGAAATACCTTTCTCATAACGTAACGCTGACATAGGTTTTTTCCTATTTGGTTGTTGAACAGTTTCTGAATTTCCAATAGTAAATACGTTGCAAACAAAACATTTACTACTTCCATCAGCATTGATTGCTTTGCCATCACTGCTACCGCAATGACTACAAGGTTGATGCGTTTGTATAAACATAAAAATTATTCAATTAATTTTCTAATTCGCATTGCTTCTGATGACAATGCTAATGAATGTTTAACATAAGGATTTAATGAATAAAGACTATTATGTCCTGTTATTGACATGATATTGTGTAAGGGAACTCCGTACTCTAGCATCTCTGTCAAGGCTGTACGCTTTAAATCTGAAAGTTGTAGTTCAAAAGCAACACCAGCCGCCTCCTTTATTTTATTTGCTATTTTAGATACACCAGTTTCAGTATAAGGCAATAACCCTCCTTTGCCATCTGGCTTTGATGAAGGAACAACATATTTCTGCCATCCGTAGTCTTCATATTGTTTACTAAGCATCTCCTTTAATTCTTTGCTTGATGGAATAATTGTTGCTTCTTTTCTTTTTGTTTTCCCTATCGTTACATTGCCTGTTTGTAGACAATAATTATCCCACTGCAAAACCCTCAAATCACCCACTCTCTGCCCCCACTCGTGAGCCATCTGCACTATAAGCCCGATAGAACGGCCCTCAAACCTGCTATAGGCGACGTTTAAGAACTTGCTAATATCTTCCCTAGCCCAACATACTGATCGACGCTTGTAGGGCTTCCTAACGACCTCCCTGACGGGGTTGTATTTTATCCACCCTTCACCCACTGCATGTTTGAAAAGTGCTCGCCACACTGCTAATGAATGATTGGCTGTTGATGGGGTTTCTGCATAAGTCTTGTCATATAAAGATTGCCACATTGGAGTTGTTAGCGTTGATACGTCTTTAGCTAACAACTCCGGTGAATACCATTTAGATAAAAAGTATTGGTAGTCTTTTTGAGACTTTGCAGAAAGACTTTTAAAAGCATCAGATTGTAAATAGTTTTTGATAACTACCGACAGTTTCTTAGTCTTCATAAAAAGTCTTCCCTTCTTTTTATCTCTCCAACCAATACCGCGTTGTCTTTAATGTCTTCTATGACAAGCGCGGCATGCTCTTTGGATATTGCATAAAAAATACTAACAAACTTTGTATTTTCTGTTTCATATCCCATTAAATAGGGTTTCCACACTTTCCCTTCGTTGTCTTTTATCGGTTCCATTATTACTCCCTACGATATGGAATGGATGAGTATTTGGTTTTTGTAAATACTCAGAAAGCCATTTATCTATACGCTTTAATTGCTTGCGCCTTTGTGCCAAGTCTTGTGGATTATCACCCTTCATTTTCTTTAGCCTCCACGCTAACAATATAGGGATGGCTATAAAGGCCACAGCTATCAATAAAAAAATCCATTTCCCATTTGGATTCAAATGTTTTCCAATAAGCATTTCCGCTTTCAAACTTCCAATGTAAAATGTATGGAGCCATTGTCTTTTCCTTTAAAGTGGGGAAAGCCGCAACAATGTCACGGCTTTCCGGTTTAATTAACGTGCAAGCAATTCGGCAAATGGACCGCGAATAACAGCTTCAATGTCTTGCTCAATGCGAAGACGTTTGCGACCATCATCACTTTCGCCGCGAGCCTTGTCAACGTGAGTTGACATATGCGTTAGCGTATTGTAAACGCGATATGCATTGTTACCCATGTCGTAGCTATTGTGAATACCAATGATGCGTTCAAGCATTTTCTCATTGATCTTTACAGAGCCAGTATTGGTTTTGTATTTGGCAACATGATCGCGGTAGAACTCTACAGCCAAATCCTTTCCAATTGGAATCGAAACCATCTCACGCATTAGGTCTGCGTCAGATTCCAATTTAGGCAACCAACCACTGGCAATTGTGCCAATCGTCTCTGGATCATTCATTGCTGTATGTTTTTGAGAAAAGCCAATGTTTTCCCTAGCACTAATCATGCCATTGAGACAAGCCAAACGCATAATCATTGCTTTTACTTGGCGTCGAACAGTTTGATCATGCGAATCAGAGATGACAATTTTCATTTGAGCGGCTTCACCCAAACGCTTTTCAAAGTTGTGATTGGGCAATACAATCTCTGCTCGCATTGCCGCACCATTGCCAATTGCATCAGCCTTTACAACCGCATTAGAAAGATCAAGGGTTGATTCCTTTAATCCTTCCCACAAACTATCCCACATAGCGGTGTAATTAGTAACAGCATGCCGGGATTTACCATCACCAATGATTGCATCATTGAGTGGATTAATAACCCAGAACATATTAGGCACAACATTACCATTGCGAGTAACAGGCTCGCGAACAGGGGTAAAGTCGAGGGAAGCGGGTAGGGTAGGGGTAGCAAACATAAAAAACTCCAAAGATAAAAATATTAAAGGAAAACAAAGAACAACTTTTCAATCACCACTATCAACTTGATCTAACGCACCGCATTTGGTGCATTTATATTGATTATAACATCTACCTAAGTTAACATCAAATTTCCATACATGGTCGCAACTTTCATATTTCTTTTTGGCTTCTTCCAAAGCCTTAATGAATTCATCATTCAGCATTTAAATCCTCCACAAATGTTACGTTTGCCATACTAATGGCAGAGCCATCAGGAAAGATGTACGAAACCTTTCCCAAAGTTTCAACAACGCGAAGACCAGCGACAACACATTCCAATTCAATGTGAATGTCTTTGTCGAAGTTGTTATCAAAAAACACTTTAGCTTGTGACATTTTCTTTTCCATTTGCATAATCTCGTAGTGATTTAAAATACTCGCTTGGTTTAGGATGCTTGCGAGCATTACCCAACCATGCAACGACAATAGTTCCTGATTTCTTTACACCATAAAACCTCCCTTTGTGCTCGTCATCGCCAGCATATACCCATTGTCCGGGTTGAATGAATTTATAGAATGGGGTAGGCATTGCCCAGATATCAAACGCTTTCTGATACTTCATTGTCATCCTCAGTGGTTACAAACAATTTAATTCCAAAGTGTTGCTCAAACTCTTTGGCGCTTTTTTTACCATTGTAGAAAGCTTCTACCAATAACAATCGAGCAAACATTATTGCATCGAAACTTTCCTCTTCAGTTGGGTTTTTCTTATTGATAACACCAGTCAGATATGCATAGTGTATAATTTTATTGGTCATCAATTGCCCCATTTAATGTAGTTGATCCAACGTAATACATCAGCAACAGCAATCCAGTCTTTGCGGTCGCTGTTGTCATCGTTTTTAAACTTATCGGAATAAAGATGGAGCTTGAATTCATCCATTCTTTGTTGATATCCGTTTTGTCTCTCTTCTAATTCTTTATTAGAAAGTTCCAATGCTGAAATGTATTTCATAGCCTAAACACCTCATTAGTAAAAGCATCCCAAAGATTTTGGCGACGCATTGCTTCTTCAATGCTATCAATGATGCTGCTGTATTGACATTCACGGCTCAACCAGTAATGCTCATTGAACCAATTAATATCGCCATGTTTTTCAACATAGGCTTGTGCTTTAGCCAACACTTTCATTTGAAATGATGCGTACATTTTACTTATCCAATAGGTTAATGATTAAAAACATGTTGACAATTGCCATTATCAACGTGAGGAAAAACATAATGCCCGTCAATACTTCTTCAAGAACAATCTTTTTCATAGCTGCCATTGCTCCTGAACTACAACAATCTTATAACCCAATGCTTTGATAACATCCAATGACTGGAAAGTTATTGTCTCTGTTTTGGTCAAATTGCAAAACAGTTTAGCGTTTGTACACACTGGATAAATGCGTTCATTGCCATACACGTTTTTGACCTTAACTTCTATCTGCATCATCATCTTTCCCCTTAAATTTAAAGACATCCTTTTTGCCAGTCTTTTTAGGCTTGAACGGCGAAGCCTTATGAAACAAAACCCAATGCGCTCTGGCATCGGGCTTTGTCAGTTTATGTTTTCTCTTTTTAATTTTATGCCTCCAATTTGTAGCCTTGTTTAGTCAACCGATCATAAACAATTGTTGCCAATTCCTTCTGGCGATTAAAAGCTTCTTCTTCCCAAGGCAAATTGCGATAGGCGGTATATGTCGTGCCTTTATTGGTTATGATTTGCCCATTCCATTTGTTTGCCCAACCTTTACCACTTACCCAAACACCTTCTAATCTTTTCTGATGGTATTGCTCCGCATGTACCAATTCATGCGCCAGCCATTCCATCATCTCTTTAATGTTGGAAACATATTCCAATTCCACCAGTTTATAACCGGCTTGATATCTCCCACTAACGCTTCGACTTTTGATTTTGCATAGACGAATTGTCACCACCTTATCAAAGTCTAGCAATGTGTGGAATTCCCTCAACATTGCATTGAAAAGAATGCCGCGATACATAACCCTTTCCCGATTTACATTGCTTGAATATAGCACTTGCGGCGATACTTTAATGCGGTCATAAATAATGCGATCTGATGCGGCCATTGTAAATACTCCATGACATTATTGAACAAAGCATCCACCAATGGGAAAGCTTTAACACTTTCCCATTCATTGAGGCTTTATCGACTAGATATAACAGTATCCAATCGGTCTAATATTTCCTTCTGCATGCGTTTTCTTTCGGCGGGTTTTGCCCTATCAATTAGGTTATTACTAACAAAAGCCGATAAATAACCCACTGCAAACGCTTGCGCGTCTAAGTGAGTGCTGTTCTCGCGAGCCATTTGCCGTTTGACAATGGCCTTAACCAACAATTCAAATTCAGTCATACCATTCCCCTTTCAAGAATAATTAGTGCGGTGTTTTTTGCATCATCAACGCAATCGGTATGATGATCGCAAAGGGTTTGATAAACTCCATCGAGATAGAATTTAACTCGCCATTCGTCCCATTCTGAATCGCGATAGATTTTCGCGACAAGGGATTCGTCATTGTTTTTAAATGTATGCTTTAAACGTAATGCCATGATATATTCTCCGATTAAACAAAAAAGAAAGGCCGTTATTGCTAACGGCCCCGGTAATTAGGCTGCAACGATTTGAATTGTTTTTGCAGCATCCACTACAAAACCCGTCATATCTTTTTTTGCCTTGCCTTTAGCATACAATGCAACAACAACACCTTGTGGATCTAAATGGCGGATATCGCTATCGTCACCGTCAATGCATTGCATGCCATTGAATGACGTTGGAATTGATGCCTTAGTGCGAAACACTACGGCAATTCGCATTCCCGATGCAATTGCCTTATTGACATAAGGCTGAAACTTAATGACGCCACTATAACTAAACGTCAAATCGTAATTAGCGGGGATATCTTTACGATTAGGAATCTTCGAATAGTCATAAAATTGGATATCGCTAAACAATTCGAAAATGTTTTTGTAAACACCCATTGGCTTGCCAATTGTTGCTGACAATTTAGCGTCAACGTCAACGCTAATCAATTCCCACCGGATATCGGTGGTTCCATTCAATCGGCAAAGGAAATTAAAACCCTTTGCAATCACTTTTGCATTGGTTTTGAATATTTCCTTTGCAAGATGACGCATAAAACCCACGCGATCTTCAATGAAATAGCGGGCTTTATTGTAACGCCCTTTAGTTTTTGCATCGGCAAATGCCGGATTACCGGCGGTATTCAAACATGCAATGTCGCATTGTGCGACTTCAGCCATTGAGCATAAGTTAATGCCCGACATTCTAGCAGGAGCCATATATAATACGGCTGTCATGAATCCGTATTGTTGACCCTTTAATGTTTTAGGGTTGGTATCAACGGAAAACAATGCGTTTGGAATGTAATGTGCCATGATATAATCTCCGAATAAACAATTGTTGCAAAAAGAAAACGTCCACGCATGCCAATTGTTGGCAACTGGCATGCATTGAAGCTTTCAATAAATGTACAATTCCACTTTATCGGAATTGACATAGAGCCATTCGGAATCATCCGAAATTATTGTGTATTGAATAACCACATTACCGAATTTAATTCGACGATCAACAATAAATCCGTAATGAGTAATGCCCCGGACAATTGCCTTAACATAAGTGCCATTTTCAAACATGATATATTCTCCTGATTAAAATGCTTTCAATTCATTGATCAATTCGCTATCCGATTCATCATTGTAATCGCCACGATCATAGCAATTGATTACATAATGTTGATCGAACATCATTTTAACGAATTCAACGTCGCAACATAAACTTATGCGACCATTAATGTTACGAGCTAAATCAACAAAAACAACTTCACCATTATCTAATAATCTGGCAATAATTGTTTGTCCATCTCGCGAATATCCGCGCCCGGTATTAAACTTAATCGTTTGCATACAAAACCCTTTTAATTAAGATATTAACGGCATCCTAATAAACACCGCCAATGCATGCTAATTGATAACATGCATTGGATAAAGCAACATAAAAAAACATCCACTAATGCGCCATTGTTGCCAATGACGCATTGATTGAGGTTTTTAAATTGTGCGTTTTAAACGCGCCCACAATTCTCCGACAAAATTTCTTGCTTCTTCATTAGGCGCACCATATATTAATGCATTTGAATCATCCGGTAATTCAAATGGCTCGCAAAATGCGAACAATTCGCTATGTTTATCCTTATAAAGGACGCGACCATTCTTTGCGCAATCAATTTCAATCCAATCGTACATGACAAACCTCATTAAGATATTAAGATATTAACGGCATCCTAATGAATACCGCCAATGCATGCTAATTGATAACATGCATTGGATAAAACAATGCGTCGGAATACCCTATTAATTCCTTCGCATTGCCACGACAATGAAAAGCTTAAAAAGCTTTCCGGAAAACCCTAACGGTGTTTCCTACCGGAATCAGACGCTGGCAATAACGCGGCAATCTGATTCGATCGAGTCTCGCACTATCTAGCAGTCACTAGCCGCTAGGTCAGAGTGGTAAGCCGTTTTTTGTAAGCGTTACAGTGTCAGCGCTGTCGGGTTTTTGTTTTTCGTATTGCTGACACTGCCTTACCGGCCCTGACAATATAGCAGATACCGTGCCAGCGTCAAAACAGCCCGCAAACCCGCATTCTACCGTGGAAGCTTCCATTTTATAGAACGATAGCGGCAAGCTTTGCCGGTAGAGTTTGCCGGTAGAGCGGCAATAATGTCGTTCTAAAGCTTGGCATGAGTGCTGGTGCGGATCGCGAGCGACTAATAAAGAAAAACGCGCACGCGCGCGAATAGCACAATCCATGCCAGCAAAGGATTGTTCTCTTTTTTGTTATGACTTTGCGGGTAAACCCTATGCTTCTAAAACGCCGTAGAACGGGCTGTAGGCGTTTTTCGGGATTGTGAAGGGTGGGGTAGCGACT